AGTAGAGAAAGTTATTATAGTCTTATAGAAAAAGGACAAGAGGCAATTCAAGGTATACTTGATATTGCAAAAGAAGGTCAACATCCTAGAGCATATGAAGTTGCAGGACAACTAATAGGTCAAGTAGGAACAACAGTTGATAAATTACAAGACTTACAAAAAAAATTAAAAGATTTAAAAGAAGTACCCAATAAAACAAATGCCAATATTAAGAATGCTTTATTTGTAGGTTCAACTGCTGAACTACAAAAGATGTTAAATAAAAAAACTGTTGAAACAAATAGTGAGAGGAAAAGTGAAAATGAACAATTTGAAGGCAAAGACATCACACCTAAAAGTTAAAGAAATATTACAACAACAAGCTCTTGTTTATATAGCTGAAAATAAATTTCCAGATTTATTTAATTCAGATAAAGAAAAAGCTATTTATGGCACAATTGAATTGTGGCAAAATTTTAGAGTTTTTATGCAAGATGGTTTTCATTTAAAAGGTAATGAAAAAGATTTTAAAGGTAAATATTTAGAAGGATATTATAAAAATCCTAAATGGTGGATAGGTTGTTATGATGAAAATAAATTAGTAGGTACGGAATATTTTACTTTTAGAAGTAATAGAATGTTCTCTGGATTTCTATTTGCAGATAGTGTGGAGATTGCAAAAGAAATGTCCAGTCAGTTATACGAACAAGCAAAAATAACATTACCTAAATTAGATACAGTAGAGTCTTTACACTTTACTAATGTTGACCAATATGATATAAGTTATAGAGAAGATGTAGGTTATAGAGCGTGGGCGTGGTTAGATGAAAAAGACGTAAGAGGTGACGATTGTAGAATAAGTTTTTTGAAAAAAGTTAGAGCAGAATGGGAAGAACAAAATAATGATTAAAGAGTTTATAAATGAAAGTTTTGTTGCAGGTTGGATTATAGATGAAAAAATTTGTGATGATTTAATAGACTTATTCAATGAGAATAAATCACATCACAAAGAAGGTGTTATAGGTGGACCTTATAATGTAAATGAAAAATTAAAACATTCCACAGATTTAGGCATACACCCCGAATGGGATGAACCTAGATTTATGGCATATAAAAAAGCATTAAAAGAATGTACTGGTGCATACCAAGAATTATATCCTGAAGTAAAAGGTTTTCATAGATTTTCAATGACTGAAGGCGCAAACATACAACATTATCCACCTGGCGGAGGATACTTTGCTGAGCATTGTGAAAGAACATCTAGGATGGAAAATCGTTGTCTAGTATGGATGACATATTTAAATGATGTACCAGAAGGAGGAACTAATTTTAAATATCAAAAATTAACAACACCTGCTAAAAAAGGTTTAACTGTTATTTGGCCAACTGATTTTACACATACTCATAGTGGACAGATTTCTAAAACACACGAAAAATATATAATTACAGGTTGGTTTGGATTTAACAGACAAATAGGAGCACCAAATCCTCAGGAAACAATGGGACAAACATAATGGCAGTAACAGACGCATATTTAGGTAACCCTAATTTAAAGAAGATTAACATACCACAAGAGTTTACTAAAGAACAAATTTTAGAATATCAAAAGTGTGCTGCTGATCCTATTTACTTTATGGAAACATATGTGAGAATTGTATCACTTGACGAAGGTCTTGTACCTTTTAAGATGTATGATTTTCAAAAAAAGATAGTAGATACTATTCACAATAATAGATTTACAATTTGCAAACTACCTAGACAATCAGGTAAATCAACAACAACAGTTTCTTATTTAATGCACTATGCAATGTTTAATCCGAACTCTAATATTGCTTTACTTGCCAACAAGTCTTCTACTGCTAGAGATATATTAGGAAGATTACAACTTGCATATGAAAATTTACCAAAGTGGATGCAACAAGGAGTAGTTAACTGGAATAAAGGTAACATTGAATTAGAAAATAAATCAACGATTGTTGCCGCTGCCACTTCTTCAAGTGCTATTAGGGGTGGGTCATATAATATTATATTCCTTGATGAGTTTGCTTTCGTACCTACAAACATTGCCGAAATGTTTTTTAGCTCTGTTTATCCTACAATATCTTCAGGACAAAAAACTAAAATGGTAATTGTATCAACACCTTATGGTATGAATCAATTTTATAAATTATGGATTGACGCAGAAAAGAAAAGAAACGATTACATACCTATTGAAGTACATTGGTCAGAGGTACCTGGTAGAGATGAAGAATGGAAAGAACAAACAATTAGAAATACATCAGCAGAGCAATTTCAACAAGAGTTTGAATGTGAGTTTTTAGGTTCTGTTAACACTCTTATTTCACCATCAAAAATTAAAGCATTAACATATGAACCACCTAAAATATCAAAAGGAAGTGTAGATCAATTTGAGGAACCTGTTAAAGGTCGTACATATGTGGTTACAGTTGATGTCGCAAGAGGTGTAGAAAAAGATTACTCAGCATTTGTAGTATTTGATGTAACTAAAATGCCATTTAAAGTTGTTGCAATTTATAAAAACAATGAAGTAAAACCTTTTATATTTCCTAATATAATATCTGAAATAGCAAAAAGATATAATCAAGCACATATCTTAACTGAGGTAAATGATATAGGTCAACAGATAGCAGAAGCACTACAATATGAGATAGAATATCCTAATGTATTAATGTGTACTCAAAAAGGTCGTGCTGGTCAAATACTAGGTGCTATGTTTAGTGGTCGTGGTTCTTCTCTAGGTATGCGTATGACAAAAGCAACAAAGAAAGTCGGTTGTGCTAACATAAAGACACTTATTGAAGGAGACAAGTTGGTAGTTAACTCTTTTAAAATTATACAGGAGATGTCAACTTTTGCCAAGAAAGGTCAATCCTGGCAGGCTGAGGACGGTAGCAATGATGATTTAATGATGTGCTTAGTTATCTTTGGTTGGGTATCAAACCAAGGTTACTTCAAAGAATTGACAGATCAAAATGCTCGTATGCAGATGTATGCTGAACAACAAAATTTGATAGAACAAGATATGGCACCTTTTGGTTTCGTAGATGACGGTATTAATGAACAAGACCAAGAAACGATAGATGAATATGGAGATAGATGGATACCTGTGGTTCGTAAAAACCACTAGGTTTTGATCTATTATAAATATCAGTAAGATTGAAATTTAAATATGGGCGTATGAATAATACGAGTTTTGAATAAAATGACAACTAAATTAGCTAATTAGAGGAGAATAACTTATGGCATTTCAAGTATCACCTGGTGTTCTCGTACAGGAAAGAGATTTAACAAGAATCATTCCTGCAGTATCAACTTCAATCGGCGCTCTTGCTGGACAATTCAGCAAAGGACCATTAGAGGAAGTTGTTTCTATTTCTAGTGAACAAGAACTTGTAGATACCTTTGGTAAACCTGATACAAATAACTTTGAGTATTTTTTCAGCGCTGCTAACTTTCTACAATATTCTAACTCATTAAGAGTAGTACGAGCTAGCCAAACAAATATGGTAAACGCAACTGCTGGTGGCAGTGGTTTATTAGTAAAAAACAAACAAGACTATGAAGATAATTATTCAGCTGGACAAGGTTCAGTAGGTACTTTTGCTGCTAGATCAGCAGGTGCTTGGGGTAACAATCTTTTAGTCGCAACTTGTCCAAGTGCAAACGCATTTGAACAAACAACAACTACATCTCAACAAGCAGACGGCGGTGCCGCTGTTGGAGATACAACTATAACTGTTGACTCAGACGCAACAAGTTACCTTAATGTTGGCGACATCATTGAGTTTTCTTCAACTGCTTCTGGCGTAGATTTCACTACTGGTGAAAAATATAGAGTAACTAATCTTACTTCAACTGTTGTAACTATTGTACAACATCCTAGAGGCGAAGGCGGTTTAATAACTGCTGTTGTAGATAACGCAAGAATAAAAAGAAAATGGAGATATGCAGATCAAGTTGATGGCGCTCCAGGAACTTCATCTTTTGCTTCTACAAGATCAGGCTCTGGCGATGAAATACACGTTGTTGTTATTGATGAAGA